ACCATTATGGGTTACCTGTAGAACGCTCGTCGCCCATATCGGCACTTAAAAGAATCCTACCCATGAAGTAATCGCCATTGAATGTGTTTGATTCAAACTTTAAACGCAGTTCACGACGTTGTTCACGCATGTCAATTTTAAGGGTTGTATTGTCAAACACATAGGCGTCAGAAATTTCATCTACGTCATCTGCGTAGCCTTTACCAATTACGAACAAACTCATTTCGCCATTCTGCACAAAGTCAGGTTCAACACGCTCGACACGAAGCCAGCGATTGTCGCCAGATAGCTGGGGATTACCGGGGCCACCCGTGACCCAACCCAAGTTATTTGTCTCAAACGATGAGCGAATAGCATTCACGTTCGTCAAGTACACCTCGTCCACACCAGTCTCGTGTTGCCACAAGGTGTAGTTACCCTCTGAGTTCTCTACGTTACCGCCCCAAATAGGCTTTCGGAACACCTCTGAGAAGGTGCCTGCAGAGCGCTGTGCGCCGGGCGACTCGCCTGCGTCATACCAAATCTTGTCACGCACGTTGTAGATGATCGCGTCCGTGCATTCTGTGGCATCCCCTCTTGGATAGAACCACCAGATCTCACCCCAACGAGGAACCTTTGTACACCACACCTTTTGGCGCTGTGCGTAGTTCAAATTGTCGAAGAAGTAGTTCTGGTTTGCCTTGTTTGGGATCTCTTGAACAACACCGTTGTAGGACAAGAAACGGTCAACAGCGCACCAGTAGAAGATACCGTCGTACTCGATCACGCATTGGCTTGACATGATGGAGGTCTGGCTGGTCAGCAGGTCATACTTCCAATAGAAGTTGATCCCGTTCACAGTACTTGGAGCATATGTCACACGGATGATTGAATCCAATGACCAGAAAAGACCAGCGGGTGACGTTGTACCACCGCGCAGTGGCAAACCTTTGACAATCTTACCTGTCGCAACGTTGTTCGCATTGGCGTCAGCAGACACCCAGTTTGCAAAGTCACCTGCCGCTGAATTCTGGATCAGACCGTTATTGCCATAAACGAACAAATATGGGTGCAACATCACAACACCGCCAGATACGGAAATGTTGTTGTCGTAAGTGACTGTGACCGTTCCAGTCGTCATTGAGGCTGATGTTGTCAATGTAGTCGTCGCACTGCCTGAGAAAGCCACAGGAGTGCCACTAGAACCGACTGTCTGCGAATTATTGATCGTGTAGGTACCAATACCGCCAATACCCGTTCCAAGCGCTGTAATCGTCGTATTTGGCAACACGCCAACGCCCGCGCCACCGATGATTGTCTGACCAACTGCCAGAGATCCATCGTTTGCGGCTGTAACAGTGAATGTCGTGCCGACCATGTAGCCAGTAATGGTGACATTTGGTACCACGTCAGTGTTGGTGATCGTGGTGCCTGTCGTGATACCCGTACCAGATATTGTCTGACCGTTGCCAACCAGATAGTTGGCACCATTGATGATGATTGTCGAGCCGTTCAGGTAGCAACTTGCGACACTGAATACACCGACTGGTGCGAGCGAGGTTCCGGGGAACTGCCCAATCAGTGGCTTCGTGTTGATCGTCGAGTCAATCGCATTCAAATTCTGCGCAGGGTGTGCGATCAAGTTACTCGTCGCACCACCTGTTGAGTCGTAACCAATATCAAACTGCCACAGCGTGTTATTTCCACCCGTGAAAATCGTATTTCCAGTCAACAGCATCGAGAAACCAGATCCTGTTCCACCGATAGATGCTGAGGACGCACTGAGCAAGTCACCCACCGTGTAACCAGTACCTGCGGCTGTGATCGTCACGTTGGTGATTGAACCACCAGACACCACGATTGTGGCTTGCGCGCTAGTTCCTGTTCCGCCAGTCAGTGGGACTGCGGTGTACGTGCCGTTTGTGTACAGAGTACCTGCGTTGGCTATCTGAATAGCAACAACACCACCTGTCATCGTGTAGGCAACAGGGCCGAAACCCACACCGTCGTCATTGTCGGTGTACCACTGCTCAAGACCTAAGTTGTATCCTGAAACAACGTAGTTGATACCGTTCTCAGACGTCATGGTCATGCCACGAGAGATGCCAGATCCGTCTAGGAAGATAGCTCTGTATCCACCAATCTTGCGAGGTAGATCATTCTGGAAGCGAACCCATTCACCGTCGGTGTAGGTGGCGGCGGCAAATGTAGTACCGTCCCGCTGGATACCGGGCTTCACCTGAAGTTGAATGACTTTCGCTGTCATTAGAACGTACCACCTGAGATACCGTTAGTCACCGTCAAACCAGACGAACTGAGCGTCATTCCGTTAGATCCGTTGACTGCAAAACCGATCTGATTTGATGCTGGTAAATACAAACCTGTGGTCGTATTGCCCAAAAAGTTTAGCGATGGAGCGCTCACGGAACCGGGCGCTAGCGTCGCAGATGTAAACGAGCTTGATGTGTTACTTGTCGTGCTGTACACGTTCGTACCGTCACAAACTACAAGCGCTGTCTGACCTTGACCAACAGTCACTGTTGATCCAATACCCGCTGTCTTGAATGTCAGTGTGTACGCGCCTGTTGTTCCGTTTTGCAACGAGTACAACTGCACGGTAGATGGAAGAACAACAATCTGATTCGACGTTAGAGCACCTGAGTACTCTTGAATGATATTGGCACCTTGGGCGGCTGACAGTGTCAACGTACCGCCAGTCACCACCTGAGCAAGCTGTGTGAACGCAAATGAGTTTGAGCGTCCGTAGGCGTAGGTGTTGAAACCTGTAGAGCCGTTTGACACAACCACAACAGACTCTGTCAACTGCAATTGCATGCTGACGTTGCCGTCGATTGTGTCTGTACCCGCTGGAGTCAATGTCAAAACACCAGTTCCACCATTACGAATAATGGTGAACCAGTTGTTTCCAACGGATGACGCTGACGGCAATGTAAATGTGCCAACACCACCTGCCCACACCTCAAACTGAGCGCGACTTGCGTCAGTTAACGCTGAATCAGAGTAGTAGTTGGTGACGTTGTACGCTTGATTCAGTGTCAAGCCAAGCGCTGTCAAACCGTAACCTGCCAGAGCACCAGCATTCGCATTCGAAGTGCCTGCGCCAAACACCACAGACGCCCACACACCGTTGACCGTCGTATTGTTGGTCAAGAAAATGTATTGAGCGATGCCAGAAGTGATGGCAACGATTGTGTTTCCACTGTTGTCAGTAACAGTGAATGTGTTTGCTCCAACGTTACGAACGATAAGCGCTTGACCAGTAGATACCTGAGTGGCTGGTGGAAGCTCTAACAACCACCCTGTAGATGTACCAGAGGAGGTCGCTGTGACGTCGATAATGTTGCTAGCAGGCGTGTTGTCGTTGCCGTTGATAGGCCATTCCAACTCCGTGTTTGCTGTCAGCGACAACGTTTCATAGCTGACGGAAGACGGTGAAATCGTCTGCCCTGTAAATGGATTGGTATATGTTGTCATGATCAGTTATCCACGGCAATTGCTGAACGATCTGCAATACGCAGAGTGTCTTCAGTTTTGAGGGCGATAAGGGCTTCGTCAAACATTGACTTCCATATCGCCAGTCGTGCATCATTCTTGAGGAACGGTGCTGTCTGCTTCAACGTGCCAAACAACATGGCATTAGGAGCATTTTGAGTCAACCAGTTTGTCTGGTGTGACGCTGAAAGAGGTTCTAAACGGGTGTAGCACAGTGCCTCAAAAGCATATGCCTTATCAGGTGTCGGAGCTACAAACCAATGGTCGTAGTCGTAGTCTGCGTAGTACAAGGGTGTACCTCCCGCAGTCACATCCTGAGCATAATTGTTTAAATACTCAAGTTTACGAACCAAAAGTGGCTGTTTTTCACCACTGTTAGAAAGCGTCATCGATGTCGTTTTTCTCCATCGTGCAGGCTTCGGAATCACTGGGTTTCCGATCTGCATGGTCGAGTCAACGACTTCCATTTGACCCAATGTTTTGATGTTTTGAGCGATCTCGAACTCGCACAATGTGATGAATGTCGGGATGGCATTGACAACAGCGGCGTCCTGACGCTCCAGATACTGAAGCACCGTACTCGTCAGTGAGTCGTATGTCATTACCCAAGATGGAGTTGTTGCCATGTTATCTTCTCGGAGTTTGTTTATTCATTTTAGTCCGCCTTAGGATAAAAACAAAGCTTTTTCAGCTTCTCTACGCCTTTTCAGACCTGCCAAAACCTTACCACCTGCCATGACGTACAGCATCAGGGCATCAGCCGCCCCTTCCCAGTCGCCACGGTTGATTTTCATCCGAATAGAAGAGCGCTGAAAAGCGCCCAGTCCAGCGTTGAAGGAAAAGCTGACACACGTGTCGAAAGCGCCTTGACGACCAGCAAGAGCGGGAGCAAGTCTAAGAACACCACGTTCAGTAGGTCTGACGTCATCTTCGAATAGTTTATTGATCTCTTCTTTAGTCCAGACACGATTGTCCTCCGCTCTTAATGGATACTCACTGCGAATCATCCCACTGTAGCCTTCTTTTCTGACCATAGGCAGTCTGATCTGATCTTGGTACAGCACGTGACCGTACCCGATTGTCCAAATATTGGCTGGGCAGAGGTACGGTTTAGTCCTGTACCCCTCCCACTGGTGCATCAACTTAGCGCCAGCTTCGCCCAGTTTCATTTTTTGCTCCAACCACGTGAGCCGAACCAGAAACCTACGATAGCACCCAACATAGCCATCTCGTCGCTTGAGAAGATGATGTCTGCCAAGCGAATTAAGTCATCAATGCTTAGGATTAGACCGGGGTGCGTATGCACGTAGTAGGCAATCCAAGCATTGATCGCGCACAGTTCAAGGATAAAGATGTAGGTGACCGTCGGACGCACTGTGCCGATGTAGTTTGCCACCCAAGTGCTAGCTTTTGCCAGAATAGCCTTGTCGTGGTCATACGCCGCCACCGTCATCTGGGCATCTGTCTCCATAGCAATCTGGTCGGTGCGGATCTCTTCCATGCGCTCTTGGGCGGCGAAGCCTTGCGCCATCATCTGGAGTTGCATCTGCACCTGAATCTGAGCTAACGCCAACTCATGCTTTTGGTCGTTCTTGTTTTGGAAGAATTCAAGCAGTTTGGGCAAGCCTGAAATCAGCAAACCACCTAGGGTTGAAAATAGTGAAAGCATTGTTTTCCTTTACTGTTTACTCTTACTCAAAATGCTACTGGCAATCTGCAACATGCTGATTGCTTTGTTTAGATCTTTGGGTTCTTTATCCCATCCCACCGTGATCTGTCCAACAAACCTACCTTGCTCTGGTGGCACACTTACACGGCATCCAAACGTGACACCCTTCTCGATGTACCAAAGACCAATCTCACTCTGAGCCGTAGCATACTGACCGCAAGGTATCTCGTTAGCCATCAATGCAATTACGTCATGGTTGTTTGCCGAACTTTGCGTAAATAGACCTACATCTAACCCATCATGCGTTTTGTCACGTCCGTCTCTGGTATATGCACGAAACAAAATTCTTGTCCCAAATAACGGGTTAACTTTAAAGATGGCGACCACTGTTGCGTCTGTGTTTTTAAACAAATGAGACGCAACATCTTCCGCTCTGTCTTCTGCGATTGTTGGAAGCTTCTTATTCTCTTTGTACGCCTCAACCAGAAACGACTGGTTTTGCCAAATGAAGTATCCAGAGAAAGCGAATACCGCCATCAGTAGCAAAGCGAACAACTTGAACGGACTGTCTACATATGTCAGCACCTTGCTTAATGCGTCTGAGGACTTTTTATCGCTCATCCTAGTCCTAAATATCCAAGAAACTTGTTAACGATCCTATCCGACAGCTCGTCAGGCAAAAAGCGGAGGAAGCCGACGACGTACCACGCGATGCACATGCGCACGAAGATTTTGAGGAACTGATCAAACTGTTTTTGGTACTCATTCATCGACCACACTTTGATTTAGCGCACAAGTCGGAAATCTCAGAGATACCCCAACCAATTGCACCAATGAACATAACGATAATGACGATGGCAACAGCCCACATCATTTGCTCTTGCTCTTGCTCTTTCTTCCTCTTTTCTTGCTCTTTCAGCTTTCTAGCTTCAATGGCATCGTCCCTGTCCATCTCAAGCTTACGCGCCATCATCTTGTTGTAGACGTCGATGTTGCCAGTCTGCATGTAGAGCAGTTGAAGCTCTTTTTGCAGGTTTCTACTGTTCATCAATGCGTTTTCAATACGCATTGCAATTTCAAAATTGGATTTGCCACCGTTCTTTTTGGCGGCAAGCATGGACTTGGTGGCGTTACTCTCAGCGTCAAAAAGACGCCCCACCATGACCGATAGACCACCTATATCTTTGGCTACGGCTTGTGCCTTTTTGACAAGGCTGACAGCTTTTTCAAGCCCTTCTAACGCTGATATTGGGTCTAATGGGATCAAGGCCACATCCAAACTACAGTAAACGTCCCCCACGCAACGAAGGCGACAACAAGGACTGCGGCAATGATTGCTTCAGCCCAATCCCTCATGGCTACAGCCCTAAGATCTTTTTGACAAACTCGCCAGCGACACCGGGGCCAAACAGCACGCAGATCATCACCGCGTACAGCAAGTATTCGATCTTCGTCATGCGCTTGTCGC